CTACGCCCAGCTTCTTCGCCACCGTTCTGTCGTACCGCACAGGTGGTGCACCGAGGAATCCGGTTAGAAGCTGTGCGGCGAATGACGACCAGCCCAACTGATACCCGCAGCCCAGCAACGCGGACTTTGCCGACTGCCGCAGTTCCGGATGGGTGTCTTTGGTCATCCCCGGCACGTTGAACATCCGAGCACCGAACTGGGCGTACGGGTCGCCCTTGGCTCGAAAGATGTCGAGCATGTCCTCGTAGTCCGCGAGCCATGCCAGCACTCGAGGTTCGATCTGAGACAAGTCTGCCACGATCAGTTGGTGTCCCTCCGGGGCCATGATCGCCTTGCGCAGGAAGCTCCCACGCTTCAGGTTCTGCATGTTGATGGCGCTGCCCTTGCTGGCCGTCCACCGTCCGGTCGTCGCTCCGTAGTAAGACAGCGGCACAGGCAGCGACCCGCGTTTGGCAATGTCGAGGAACCGCTGCGCTCTTGTCCTCTCCGTCGTCGACTTGACCCGCAGCCTCGCCTCACACAAGAGTGCGACGTCCTCTCGGTCGCCATTGAGCAAAGCTTGGAAGAGTGCATCGTTCTTTGCCAGCGCCAGCGTCGGCTGGCCTGTGGTCTTGCTTGTCTTGATGGGAGGTTCACAACCAAGGCCGCGAAGTAGTTCAGCAAACTGCGGGTTGCTTGCGAGTGCTGTCTCCTCGAGACCCAGCTGTTCAATCAGCGCCTCTCGCGTCTCCTTCTCTTCAAAGATAGCGTCCACCAGCATGTTCTGGTCTAGCTCGAGGAGCGGTCGGGTGTACATGCGTAGCGTCAGATCGATGAGACGCAGCTCTTTGCTCGGGTAGCCTTTGATGAACTGCTTGAAGATCTCCTCGCAAAGCACAGTGTCGTGTGCACAGTACTCAGCAAGCTCGTACTCCACTGCCTCGCTCAAAGAGTGCAATATACCGTCGGTACTGTGCACGGCATTGCCCTTGGGCGGCAGTCCGAAGTCTGCTGCGAGCTTAGCCAGACTGTTGCCGACCTCGGCCCCCCGCAGTGCCCGAGCCATCGAGAGTGTGTCGAAGATGAAACACGGCTGCACACCGTAGCGCCACGACAGGATCGTCACATCGAACTGCGCATTGTGTGCAAGCACAGCGGTCGTCGACCAATCGATACTGTTCGCCCAGCCTTGGATCTCATCGCCGCTTACCCACTCGGGCGCACCATCAGCTCCCGCCACTTTCCAACACAGCCCCCATGCCTTGAAGCGGGGGTCGCGTACGTACGACTCGGTGGTCATCTTAGATAGCGTGTAAGTCTTCTTGCACCACGCCGTCTCGAAGTCAAGCACGATGATCTGCTTGAACGGTTGTTTAGTTGTAGTGTCCATGCAGGGGTGCCTCGGCTTGAATGTGTTCGCCCAATTGATTGGCGGCGTTTTTTAGCGCGACGTATGCGTCGTCAAGGTCTAGGTTGAACGAGTGGATGTGCATTGCCCAATTTTCTTCGTCTTCGGCGGGTCTACGCACTACCAAGACGGCTCCGATAGCGGAGTCGTTTTTGGCGCAGGCCACCAGCATGCGTAGGGTATTGAATAGCATTCGTGAGTTCGGTCCCTCGATCTGCTGTAGTTGGTTTATGTAATCACGGATATCTTCAGTGACCATTTAACATCTCCTTCAGTTGGTCAAGATTGTGCTCGTTCACTACGAGCGAGGTGCCGCCTGCGTTGCGGATGTCTTGCAGGTGTTTCTCTTGCAGCGCAGTCGTTTTGCCTTTGCCTGCTTTGGCTTCAATACCGATGAAGCGACCGTTGTGACAGACAAGAAAGTCGGGAACGCCGCTGTTACCGTAGCCTGTGCCGATGGGCATGGCATAGTAGGCGCGAGTGGTCTCTAGAATTTTGCGGATCTGTTTCTTGACCCGCACTTCAGGCGTATCTGGCATATGGGCTCCGTTGTTGGGTAGGGGGGAGATGTAGATTCCGCGCCCCCCTGCTTCGCGGTGAGGAGACACGGCACGCCTGAAACGCTAACGTGCCGTACAACAGAGGCCCACATCTACAAGGCAGGAACCCTCTGCTGGTACATGCCTTTCGGCATCAACTCGGTTCAGACAATACTTCGATTAGCTTCTGCAGGTAGTGAGAAGCCTTCTGAATTTCTTGAAGCGACATGTCCTTTGCACCCATACGCATGACGTACTTTAGCGCATTGCCGCGATAAAAACCGATCCTCTGTTCACGAGGCCATGTGTCAACGACGTCCCACGGCTCGACCCCCATCGACAGGTAGTGCGCACCACCGACTTGCACATCACGCGCTGATGGTTGCTGCACGTTTTTTCTCCAGATATCGCCGATTGATTTCAGCTCGTTCAGTTTTTCTTCGAGGCTCATCTTCACGTTCTCCAAGCGCGTAAACCGGAATGGCGTCACGTCCGAGGCTATCAGGTAGCCAGCGGCACACATGAATTGTTTTGCTTCGCTTCAACTCGCGCAACCATGCCTGCGCTGTGATGAGATGGATACCGATCTGCGTTGAGAGCGCAAGCGCGGTAACCGGCTCCCGTTGTAAGACAGCAAGAGTCTGTGCAAGCTTTCTTGCGTTGATCTTTCTCACAGTCGGGACTCCTCGGACTGTATCCGTACTGTCTGCGTGAGCAAACGTGCCTGCACGACAAGGTCGGGACCAAGCGCGATAGCTTCTTGCCAACGCTTTTCAAGCAGTAAGGTCTCATAGTCTTTTATTAGCTTCTTAATAGCTAACATTGGTGCGACGTAGTCTTTCATGGTGTCTATTCTCTTTTCCATTTCTCTCCACGCTTCCTCTTCTTCCAAAGTTGTTTCGATGTAATCCTGCAACGTCTTCACCACGGCGCTTCCCCTTGCTCCTCAAGTAATTGCCGAAAACCAGCTTTGCTGGGGGACGTTGGACTTCGGTCTTGCAGGGGTATATGGCTTGGGGGTGTAAGGCTGCGTAGGTGCTCCAAAGTCGGGAAAGGCCATCTTGGGGTTGCGTCGCCAAGAGGCGGGGATGTTGTTGTGCTTGACGGGGTTTCGGATGAGGTAGCCTTTTTGGGCGAGTACATAGGCGTCCTTTTTAATGGTGCTTGGGCTGAGGCCCGTGATCCGTGCGACTTCTTTTGCGTCTTTGGACAGGAGGTCGTGTCTGAACGCTTCGAGGATAGCGCGTTCTGTGCGCTTCCAGCGTTCGGCGACGTCTTGTCCTGGGCCGAAGGCGTAGACGGGCCTGTAGTTCGCGCTGTCAAAGCGCCAGTCGACGATGTGGAGCAGCCCCTCTTTGTGCATAGACAGGCAGAACTTTGTCACGCCCTCGTAGCCCATGTCCAAGTCGTTCATGAGTTCCCGGGGCGTGCGGGGTTTTTCGATGAGCGCCTTGATGAGGCGCGGTACGGTATAGGCACAGACTTTAGGTTTCATCTTCTTTTGATTCCTCCGTCGGGGTTGATGGGGTCAAAAATATTCATGTCGATGCTGGTCTCTGGGAGCTCGTACGTTCCGAAGCTCTGGCCGCAGCCGAGGCACAGTCGCCGCCTCCAACCGAAGCCATAGCGCGTATCCATGCGTGATTCGACAACCATTGAGCCTTTTCCGGGCGGGCATTCACAATCCGGTGAGTCAAGTCTTTTCATGTGTTCTTTGCTTTTAGTTTCGCTTCAATCTGATCAAACAACTTTCTCGTATATCCTTTGATCGGGGTGTCGCCCCAAGGTCCGATGATCTCTTTGATCTCGTCGTCTGTCAGCCCGACCCATTGGCGCTGCGGTGGTTTCTCGGCCCATGCCGCTTTTTGCGCTGCGTCCCATGTTTCTTTAATCCACCCCAACCATTCGTCTTTGGTCATCGGTTTATTCACTATTCTTCTCCTTTAGCTTTGCTTCGATGGCCCTTGCGAACTCAAAAGTTTCACTGCTGGCTGATGTCAATTCGTCTGCCTCGATGTCGCAAATTTCTATCTCCGTCAGTCCGACCCATTGGCGCGGTGCGGCGTAGAGTGGTGTTGGTTGAGTCTGCCAGTTGAGCGCAGCTTCTTTGGTCCTGTGAAATAGTGGCATCAAATCATCGGAATGCGTCATCCACGCCACCGGCTTCTCTGCCTGTTCGATAGCGGCGCGGAGGGCTTCCATCGCCGCAGCAATAGGGTGGTCAAGAGTGCCGCCATCATAGGCATCCCATGCCTCCAGCGCCTGCTTCATTGCTTCGATGCTCATTTCTTTAACTCCTCTATCGCTCTCCATGCCGGTCGCCATATGTTGCACCTTTTGCAATCAGGATCACCGCAGTCTGGCTCTGCGCCTTCGACCAGACCCTCGATGATCTTCACCAACTGACCGACAATATGCTCATGCTCCATCATCGTCATTGTTGGAACGCCTCCGATTGTGCGGGTGAATTTCGGTTTCATCTCTCACCTCTGCTTAAAACCAAGACGCCGGATGCCGAGTTCGATCAGCATAGCTGCGTCCTCAAGGCTGTTCTGGCTTCTGCTCATCGCTGTCTGCCACTCGCCGCCCACACGCTTGCCGACCAGACCGACCGTGACGATCTCGCCGTTTTTAGCATCCTCCAACCATTGCTCAAGCATGGCGATAGCGTCGCTGTTGTCGGGCGTAGTGGCTTTGATAAATGGTTTGATGTTGTCGGTCATCTCTCACCCCTCGCTCTGATTGCGTCAGCACACTCACTCGCGCTGCCGTTGAAACGCCAGTGCTCATCACACACCTTCGCACACGCCTCCCTTTCTCGCTCCACTGCTTCCCTAGTCGCCACGCAAAACGGTCGCTGGCACTGTTCGTTGCAAGTGTGGATGCCGTCGTGTGACAGGTGCTGTTCAATCAAGGCAGCAAATTTCAGCACCCACTCGTCGCCCCACGGCGATGCGAAGATCGCTTTTTCATGTGGGTGACACGCTTGCCGAGCCATCTTTAAGATGTCGTCACGGTTCATCTCCCCCTCTCTTTCAGCATGGCATACGCCACGATGTATGCTGATTCAGCGCAATCACATTCAGAGTCATTGTCTGAATCTCCGACATAGATACCATCCTCATACTGATCTTTCAGAATTACTTGCATCGCAAGACCAGCAAAGTAGTCCCTCAGTGTCATGTCTTTAACCATCACTGGCACAGGTGCCATCTCCGGAAACTTGAAGTCGTCCATCTCAATCCCCCAGCAGGTTACCGATGTTCGTGCGGTACGTCGGCTCAATCAACTCCCTGACCTCGGGCGGGATCTTTGGCAAGGGGAACCAACCCACATACCAATTGTCTTTCCCATCCCACCAGCCGGTGCTGGCTATCCCTGCTTTGTTAAGCAAGAGAACCTTCGGCCCCGT